TCTGTTCCGCTAGTTCCTGATGAACCACTTGAACCCGAAGACCCTGAAGTTCCACTTGAACCCGATGTTCCTGACGAACCACTAGTTCCACTACTACCACTAATTCCTGAAGAACCGCTGGTTCCACTTGAACCTGATGTTCCTGAACTACCATCTGTTCCGCTTGTCCCTGATGAACCACTTGTACCACTTGAACCTGACGTACCTGAACTTCCTGACGAACCGCTGGTTCCACTACTACCACTAATTCCTGAAGAACCGCTGGTTCCGCTTGAACCTGATGTTCCCGAACTACCATCTGTTCCGCTAGTTCCGCTGGAACCGCTTGACCCTGATGAACCACTTGTTCCGCTTGAACCTGATGTTCCACTACTTCCTGATGAACCGCTTGACCCTGATGAACCACTTGTTCCGCTACTACCACTACTTCCTGATGAACCACTTGAACCTGACGTTCCTGAACTACCTGAAATCCCGCTTGTTCCTGATGAACCCGAAGTTCCTGAAGAACCACTTGAACCTGACAAACCTGAACTACCACTCGTACCACTACTACCATCCGTTCCGCTTGTTCCACTACTTCCGCTAGTTCCACTTGAACCTGAAGTTCCTGAAGAACCGTTAATACCACTTGTTCCTGATGAACCTGAAGTCCCACTACTACCATTAACACCACTTGTTCCGCTTGAACCTGAAGTTCCCGAAGTTCCTGACGCACCGCTTACCCCTGAAGTTCCAGAACTTCCACTTGAACCTGATGTTCCTGAACTACCTGAAATCCCGCTTGTTCCTGATGAACCTGATGTTCCTGATGAGCCCGAAGACCCTGAACTTCCTGAAGAACCTGAAGTCCCACTACTACCATCCGTTCCGCTTGTTCCACTACTTCCGCTAGTTCCGCTTGAACCTGAAGTTCCTGAAGAACCGCTAATACCACTTGAACCGCTAGTTCCTGATGAACCATCTGTTCCACTAGTTCCTGATGAACCTGAAGTTCCACTTGAACCATTTATACCTGATGTTCCCGAACTACCATCTGTTCCGCTAGTTCCTGATGAACCACTTGAACCTGATGTTCCTGAACTACCACTACTACCGCTTGTTCCCGATGAACCACTTGTTCCACTACTTCCACCAGTCCCTGAAGAACCACTTGTTCCACTTGAACCTGATGTTCCGCTAGTACCTGACGCTCCTGTTAATCCACTTGTCCCTGAAGACCCACTTGAACCGGATGTTCCTGAACTTCCTGATGAACCGCTTGAACCGCTAGTCCCTGATGAACCTGAACTACCGCTAGAACCTGAAGTTCCTGACGAGCCACTTGTACCACTTGAGCCTGAACTACCACTCGTACCACTACTACCATCTGTTCCACTTGTTCCACTACTACCCGATGTTCCGCTAGTTCCACTTGAACCTGAAGAACCACTTGTCCCACTACTACCCGATGTTCCTGAAGAACCATCTGTTCCACTACTACCACTAGTTCCGCTTGAACCACTTGTTCCGCTCGAACCTGAAGTTCCTGAAGAACCTGAAGTTCCGCTAGTACCTGACGCTCCTGTTAATCCACTAGTTCCTGAAGAACCTGATGTACCACTACTACCCGATGTTCCTGAAGAACCTGATGTACCACTACTACCGCTTGTACCTGAACTACCATCTGTTCCGCTAGTCCCACTTGAACCCGAAGTCCCTGAAGAACCACTAGTTCCGCTTGAACCTGAGGTTCCACTACTCCCTGAACTTCCTGATGTCCCTGACGAACCTGATGTTCCTGAACTACCACTAGTTCCACTTGAGCCTGATGTTCCTGACGAACCACTTGAACCATTTATACCTGAGGTTCCACTACTACCACTTGTTCCTGAAGAACCCGAACTACCACTTGTTCCACCGGTAATATTAATTAAAACATTCCCGCCTCCATTATTAATAACGGAAGCACCGGAAAATGTCATACCTGTGACATTTGTTACCGTCACCCCTGAGGTTGCATCATAAATTGTCAAAGGACTTCCTCCTCCTCCACTTGTAAATCCTGTTACAATAACTGGAGAACCATTACTATTATTTAATGTAAGTGTACCCGTTCCACTATTATATGTCCCACCAGTAACCGTTCCATTAAATCCTGATATTGAGATTGTTCCCCCCGTATTATTATATAAATCTAAAGTTGTAATTGCGGAAAAATAAGTTCCTCCCGTTATTTGGATGTCACTACCCCAAAATATTTTCCATCTCGCGTCATTACGATTAACACCATTAACTCCTTCAATTGTAGAACCAGTCCATGCACTTATAAAATCTCTTCCGGCTTGAGAACGAGCATTTACCGTAGTAAATGTTGATGTTTGAGTAATAGCAGAAACACCTGTAAGACCTGTAAGTGATGCCCACAAAGAATCATAATTCGGGATACTATATTGGTAAACCGTATCTGTTTCTTGAACATAAACCTGCATACCTAATCTTCGTCTTCCTGAAGATATATTATCAGAATTTAGAGTTAATTGTGTATATTGTATACCAACATTAGGTTGTACTGCAATAACAATTGGGATTGTATTAGCAGATAGAGTTTGAGACCCAGTACCGCTGAAAGTTAATCTTAGATTTTCTAAATAATAAACCTCCATGTAACCTCCAACTTGAGAAACCGAAAAATTGGTTCCTTGCGTACTGGTTAAAGCTACTCCTTCAGGTGCCGATAATGAAGTTAATGAAGTGGGATTTTTATATGGAAATGACATTTACACTATATTTAATTAAATTTTTATATCTTAGTTTCACCTCTGAAAAACAATGAACCTGTTAATGGTGTACCACCCGGTAATGTATACTGAGGACTAACCCAAAGTACTCTATAAGTACCAGCAGGTATTGCCGCTCCTGATGTTACCGTAACATTTAATGCAGTTAATGAAGTTACAGTTCCAATATTTGCATAGATATCTTGACTTCCGGCTAAAGTTCCAACATCATTCGTCATGTCACTTATTGCACCACCAACACCGGCTAATGGTATCCATATACTATAGAAATATTGAATTGAAGGATTAACTACCGCTGAACTAACTTGAATTGAACCATATGTATAAATATTTTGAGCAAGCCCATTAATAACTTGTCCTGGCGTTTGAGCAATTAGCGAACTAAATGTAACAGGTGTTACGAAATTACCACCACCACTAACAAAAGATGGTTGGTGAGCATAAATATTTAAGTCATTACTATAATTTCCTCCTGTGTTATTTGGTGGTGAAGAAAGTCCATAAAAACTCCACCATTGAACCGCACCGTTTGCCGAAGCATATGCTAATAAAGTCGAATCATCAGTTGATGTTTGAGGTTCCGCGAATAAATAAGCATAATAAAGTCCTTGAGTTGGAGACGGCGTAATTGTTGGAGTAGGTGTAGGTGAACTTGTTTTTGTTGGTGTAATTGTAGGAGTTGATGTAATTGTCGGTGTTGGACTAGGAGATAGTCCAGGAGTAAGAGTTGGTGTTGGCGTTGGTGTTGAAGTTGTGGTTGGAGTTACAGTTGGCGTCGTTGTAGGAGTTGATGTAATTGTCGGTGTTGGACTAGGAGATAATCCAGGAGTTACAGTTGGTGTTGGCGTAATCGTTGGTGTTGGAGTCGGTGTTGGACTACTACATGGAATAAGTTCAAATAATTCGCATCCGTTAGCGTCAACTAATGTTAGTAATATTTCAGGTGCCGTTTCAAATATTGACGGAATAGTTGTGGTATAAAATAACGCAGGCGGTACAGGACCAGATGTTATTGTTGTTAAATGACTTTTATTATTCCCATAAACATCTGAGATAAAAACATCAATTGGATAAGTTCCGCCCGAAATATTTGTTATTCGTATTTGTACCATTAACTATAAATACACCAATGTTATAATTGCGTTAGAATAAAATTAAACCTTTAAATTCAAATATTAAATAAATGAAATATCACAACAATATAGTGTTTGAGATATTCCCATAATTAACTATATGTCTCCGCCTGCGGTTTTATAATAAATTTCTCCACTCTCTTTATGTGAATATTTTATTAAGGTCCTACTGTTAATATCAAGTTTCCAACATTTGGACCCGTACCCCAAGTCCAAATGTATGTACCAACAGTACAACCTAAACTAGATAATGTTCTTCCTATATAAGTTGTTTCTGTTGTTAAGATGCCACGCGAAACATATCCTCCAGGAACAATTAATTGGACATCAGTAGGTCCTGCATATACAATACCAACTTTATCACCACTTCCTGAATTAGCCACGAGAACAGTTCCTGAACCAAAATTACTTGGGTAAGTACTTATACCCGTATAAGGTTGAGTAGATGTTAATGTTGCAATACCACTAGTAAAGGTTGCTATATTAGGAACAATAAACGAAGTAGAAGTACCCCCTCCTCCAATTGTTAAAGCGGAAATATTGAATTCACCAGTTCCCGACATTATTACATTAGAACCTGACTGAAATAATCTCATTTGAAAAATAGAACCAGTTAGAGGAGTACTACTTGGAGTTGGTGTATTAGTTATAGTTGGAGTAACTGTAGGTGTTGTAGTGTTGGTTGGCGTTGGAGTTGGAGTTTGACTTGTTGGTGTTATTGTTGGTGTTATTGTTGGAGTAGGTGTTAGTGTTGGAATTATCTGACATTCATCACAAGTATCAAAAAAAGTTGCATTACCGATTTGGTTATATATAGGATAAGTCGGATTATAATAAACACCTGTTACACACCCACTAAACGAATCTGTTTCAACATACCAGTTCTCCGAACCCATACTGATTGGGGGAGTAGGCGTGTCATATGGAATAATTAATGTAAAAACAGTATTACCAGAACATGCAGAAAAACTGCCAAAAAAATAGTTCGGACATTTTTGTGTACTTGGTGTCGAACATTCTTCACAACTTTGATAATTATTATCTATTTTAGAATTGGGAACATAATCATAAATAGGGTATAACGAATTGTAAATAACATTAGTCACGCATCCACTATAAATATCGGTTTCTATATAGTATATTCCACCAATATTAAATGTTTCTGAGGTCTGAATGTTAATTTCATAATATATTCGTTCACCCCCATCCCAATAACTTTGTTCACAACAACCGGTAAAACTATAAGTTGGACATTCACATAATATATCATATACTATCGTTAGTTCAACAATAATTCTTTGCCCATTTAATCTAAAATCATCAGGAATTGTACTAATAGTTATTTGATTATTTTCGTCATCAATTACTACCCCTCCAATACCCGGAACCGTTAATAATAAACTCGTAAGTGTATCATAGTAAAGACTATCAGTGGGTACGGAAGTTAATGTTGTTCCAGTAAAGAAATTTTCGCTTGTAGTAAAACCTGATGGATTTACAGAAATTTTAATCCCAAAAACAGCATTGTTTAGAGTACATCCACTTTCGTTACTTGTCAAATCATTAAACCCTTCATTTAACATTTGGAGTAATCCAAATTTAGATTGTGATTGTATTGTAAAATCTTCCCCTCCCATTACATATGTTTGGTAAGACACATAAAGAGCATCACAATTAATGGTTGTGCTCCTGTCCAAAGTACATCCATTACTATCCGTAATTGATAAGTTGTATGTACCAGCACTTAAATTACTAACCTCAATATCTTGAGGATTCCCGGGAACATTAGCCGACCAATTAAAGGTAAAAGGAGGAGTCCCACTTGAAATTAACGCAGTTAAAGTCCCTTCCGTTCCATTACCACAAGATGTACTATACAATGTAAAATCCAAAGGGTCACTTGTGTTAACATACACTTGAGATGTTTGAACGCATCCAACATCATCAGTAACAGTAATGGTATGTTGTCCTGAAGACACATTGGTAAATGTCACCGCAGATAAATTTGTGTTTAGAACATTTTGAATCCCATCTAAAGAAAAATCATAAGGGCTTACACCACCTTCAGTTCTCGTAACTAGTATTGAACCATTATTTTGATTACAAGTTGTCCCGGTTGTTTCTGTAGAAATTGTGTAGGTATTTGTCGCAAATAATGTAACTTCTTCCATATACGAACAAGATGATGAATCTTGAACAGCTACTGAATAGGTTCCTGAAGAAAGACCTGGAAATGTTTGAACAGTTTGAGGGCCAGTAAAATTTGAGGTATTCCCATTAGGAGAAATTAAAGTGTAGATATATGGAGATGCTCCACCAATAACTGAAACTTGTATTGACCCATTAGTACTAGAGCAAGTTGAACCGATTGAACTAATATTAACCGATGTCATACCTTGAGGTGAACTTATACTTGTTGAGGCAACGAATGAACATAATCCCGCATCTGTAACCTGAATCGAATAATTTCCCGGAGATAATCCATATATTGTCCAAGATGTACCATATTGTATTTGAACACCCCCTGTTGATGCGGAGTAATAATAAGGAGCAGTCCCTCCGGTAATTTGAATCGTGAGTGACCCGTCGGCAGCAAAACAATTAGGTGGTACTGCAGTAAATGTACCTAATCCTATTGGAGGTACATCAGTTATCGTGGCATTTTTAGTTACACTACACCCATACGCATCGGTAATTGAAACCGAATATTGACCGGATGTTAAACCTGTTATTGTTGTTCCTGTGGCACCATTAGACCAATTATAAGTGTATGGTGGAGTCCCTGTAACTCCTGTTATAAAAATCTTACCGATAGGTGTTCCTCCACAAGATGTGTTTGGAACAGTATATAATCCAAAATCTAAAGTATCCGAATTCTCAATTATAAAATTTTGACTATACCCTGTACATCCTCCTAAATCAACCACTTTCATATAATAAGTTCCACTACTTAAAGTACCGAAAATAACATTATTAATTGACGTAGTTGAGGACATAATATATATGTCATTAGAATCATATAAATAAAAATCAGTTGTTGAATAGTTTGAAGATGAACTACCTGTTACCGAACCATTACTTTGGGAACATGTTGTTCCTTGGACTCCGAGTATACTTGCACACACCCCTGACGATACAGGTATACTAATACTTAAACTCTGTTGAAGAGTTAATGTACTATCAACAACAGTTACATCATAGAAATTAGAGTTTAATGAAGTTCGTATTGATGGTCCAGAAGTAATTGTATCTGTCCCTAAATTTGGTGAAGCCCATTGTACAATGTACGGAGGACTACCTCCGTTAATTGATAGAGATATGGCACCTGAACTATTACTTTGACAATCTCCCGTTACTAATACATTATAATTCATTATTGAGCACAGTTAATATTAATGTTTATTCCCACATTTAGAGAAACTGAACTAATTGCGGTATTATCCAAACAACTTAAATTCGTTATTGTTAATATATTACCAATTAACGAATAAGTGTATCCATAATTTATTAATTGTGGTAAATAATCAATTAACGCCAACCTCCATTGTGTTGTAGTTGGGACATCGGTATAACCAAATCCAACATAAAATAACTCTTTAATTATTTGTTGTCCATTGAGTTCTAAATCGACATACCATTCGGTTAATACCGAGTCTTGATAACATTGATTTAATGTTAATCCGCTTTGAGCTAACATATTATCAATTCTATTGGCTAATATACTATTAAAATTTGAGACATTAATATCCCTATTAAACCAGGGAAATATGTTAAACTCAGCACTTTCACTATTACAATTATAATCAAAAATACCTGAAATAATAAAACATGGATTAACAACGACTGGAATGAATTGACATCCTCTTTGTCGCCTATAAACAAATTTTTGTTTATGTAAAATTGAATTCTCTAATCTAACACCTCCGTTCCAAATAGTCGTTGCTGGAACCATTTGTTCTACCAATTTTGTCCAATACGGACCAATACCATTAACATAATCAATTAATTTTTGATAAGTGTATTGGTTGTTTGGTATTCCGACAGTTTGTTCTGATTCAATATATTTCCAAAAAATTGATTGTAATGTTGGATATCCTCCAGTCTTTCCATCCGATATGTATTGTCTATTTCTTGTATTAATCATATTCTCCCAAAAAGTTTGAGAGAATTCAAAAAATGTTTTTTTCTTTGGTTCAGGATTAACAAAAGTTGAATCAACGCCACCTGGAACAGGGTAACCAACCGTTAGACCTGATTCAGGGATTGGATAATCGTATTGTCTCGATTCATCCCAAACATCATATAATAACCCTTGAGCCGGATTTAAGAATATATCAACATTTTTAACATTTAATACCAATTTTTCATTATCAACAAAATAATACGCGTTATAATCACCTTGTGTAGATACACGGATTTTATCGTCATCAGACAACCACGATTTATTATTATCAACAACTTTTCTAAGTTTAAACCCTTCATTCATAAATGGAAAATCCCTAAAACGATTCAGGTATGTTTGTCCATAAGTGAATGGTGATAATTGAGTTTGAATATCATAATTTTGTCCCGTATAAACCAATCCAGTTAATTGTACTTGGTCGGGACTCCTATGTTGTGGTGTAGTTTCATACCACCCTGAACCTATTTGGAAGAAATATGTTTCGGTGTTTATCGGTGCTTTAGGGTAACCTTCAAAATCAATTGGGTAGTCAGTTAAATTAACATTCGCACTTTGGTATGTTTCTGTTGTTGTAAATGCGGTATATAATTGTCCTTTTATTTTATAAGTGTCTCCGGGTAAATAAGTAGGTACTGAATTCACATAAGTTCCTCCCGAAATTTGAGCCCACTGTGTTTCAAATTGGTCTAAGTTAATTCTTTGGTCCGCCAAATAAATGTGCTCATTATATTCAATTAATGAATCAGGAGCTCCAATCAATCTTAATAAAAACTCAATTGACCTTCTTGTTCCCTTTGATTTAAACAAATACGAAGCATTCAAAATCAAATTTCTATAATAAGCATAATTTAATTCAGTTGGTGTGAGAGCCCTTGCATAGCCAGGGTAAGTTGGTGTGGATGTATTTCCAAATACCGAACTTAAAAAATCTTCATTGGTGATTGGCGAAAAATTTGACGACCATCCTAAAGTTCTTGCCAAATTAACTAATAACTCCGAAGGAATATCATTCGATGGGTTATAATTAACAGAAGTCATATAAGCCAATCCATCAATAAATTGTTTTACTTGGTCAAAACTTCTACCATAGATTTGAAATATTTTTTCAACCTTTTGTCCAAGAGTATCAAATTCTTTAAGTGAATCGGTAACCAAAAATCTTGAAATTAAATTTGTCTTAAACGAATCTAAGTTTACCGCTATTTCTTGAATTTGTTCCAAATAGGCATCGAATTGGTATGACGCAATATCCAAATTCCAAGGCCCGTTTTTAGGCCATGTTACTTGTTGATATTCCGTATAAGTTTGTCCGTATTCATTCTGTTGTGGTACTTGGAAAACCGCAGTATATTCAGGTCTAACCAATCTATTTAATAAAAACTTTTCAATTTCATCAAAATCTTCTTGGAATATTTTATCAGTTATAATATCGTTAGGTCTTATCAAAAAATCATTTGTGATTGTATTTGCGGTCGTCCCAAATGGAGACCCTGACACATATAATTGAATATATCCGGTAGATAATGTATCCGATGGAACAAATGCCAATACTTGGTAAATATTGTCGTTAATATTAATACAATAATCCAAATAAGTATTATACAAATTTCGATACTTGGATACCTCAATCTCTCTTAATGATAAGTTATTAATCGCATTTACCGAATAATCAATGTCAAATGGATTATTAATTCTATCAACATTAACCTTAAAGTAAGTTTCATCTTCCTGAGCATCATATACAATATCATAAGCGGTATTTCCGGTTACGAATTCATTATTATTAAATTGAATGTCTAATGCCGCGGGAAAATAATTTATAATTTTTGTAATAGATACGCTAAATCTTTTCGATAGCGACCCATACATTGAAAAATTAAGAACTTGGGATATATCATAATTTGGATAAACTCTAAATTGTGTTGCTAGTATTATTCTACTCTGCTCCAAGCTATCAATACCCATCATGTCTAATGACATAGGTTCGGAGAACGCTCCTACATTAAAAGTTCTATTAACCTTTTCGACAACTCCTGTGGTAAATTCGAAATTACCTTGCGTAAGTCCTCCTCCCTCAACGGTTTGTAATCCTACAATGTTGTCAGAAAAAGTCCCTGCCCCATTTCCGGGTCTCGGTGGATAAAAAAATTTAGTTTGTTTAATCTCTACCGCCATTATCCAGTTATTGTTGTGAAGTTTTTGCTGAAATCAATATTATTACCACGACTTTGTCTAACTTCATAAAGAAGAGCATTAAATTGGTCTCTAATCTCGTATAGATTGTATTGTCTATAAATATTATTCTCAGAGTCGTAGATTGTGTAAATACCATCATCAATAGATTTGGTTTGATTACCATAAAGTGCAATCGCAAGAGACGACACATCGTATTCAACCATTTCAATCTCCAATGTAACAGGATTAAAGAATGTGTTAGTAATTATAATATTTTGATTCGGCTGCCCAATGAATGGTGTTGCATTTGGTTTGTTTGTAGGTGAAGAAGAAGGAGATAAAGTTAAAAATATTAAATTTGAAGTTCCATCGACATAACGATATCTTATTGATTTTTGAGTTGTGTTAATCTCATTAGCAACCACCGGTTCACAAAAGAATGAAGATGTAACAACTCTAAAGAAATTTGGTATTTTTGAACCGTCAGGATTCAAATATTCAATCCTAAATCCAACCAACCCTTGTGGTACAAATTTGTTTTGAAATTGTATCGGAACATTTGAAACATCAATTACGATTCCCTTTACATTTGGGAGAGCATTTAAGACACCACAATCGGTAATAACCGTTCTAATTTGTGCTGGTCTCAAATACAATGTATATATTCCAATTTCATTGAATTGTTCTGCGGGTAATGTTAAGTTGTACAAACCCCCTAATATCTCAACATTCGCATTACCACCAGTTTGAGTATTATTAAAATAAGGTTTTAATAATGTTGGTGCATCAAGTTCTGTTAGGATAAAATTATCCGTAGCATCCCTACTGGGAGTGTAATTCATTATTATCTGAACATCTTCAGGACTTACGTCTGAAGGTCTAATTGTGCCATACGAGCCTATTGCCATATCTTATTTTTTATATTATAAATACTTTATTTCTATTTTTTCAATTTAATTCTTTTCAACTACATTATAAAATCCATAACCATAATTTATCATATCTCCGAGATTGTCGACTTCACCCAATCTTTGGATTCTTTCAAAAGCTGAGTTTTTACCACGCTCAATAAATATGTTTGTTTGAACTTGAGCTTGGTCAATAACTTTTAATAAAACTTCATCTTTAGTAATAGGAACTGCAGTTAAATTATCTTCAGTAAAACCTGAAGATTGTTCAAAAAATATTGTTGTTCCGTCAATATAATCATAATAATTTACATTGTTAATAGTATATGCAGTGAAGATATCGTTTATATCTGTGACAGTCCCCCAAATTTGTCCGTTCTTAATTACAACAGCCCCAACTCGATATTGAACCGGCCCATATAATATTAAGTCGGTCAAACTAGACTTTGTAAATCCTGAAACAGTATATGGAACTGTTACATAATTAAATGAAGTTTGAGGTAACACCTCATTAACCGCATCTCCCGAAAAAATATAATCATAACTTACCGGTGTATTTATCCAATTCCCTCCAGCAGGTATGAAAAACGCTTCTCCATTCGGATTATTTGCCACGATATTAGTATATGGTGTTGTTATCGTTTTTGTTACTCGAGTTATTCCCCAAGGATTTGTCTGTTCTAATGTAATTTGATAAGTTTTATTTGCCACGGGATAGGTATGACTTATCGAATTTGGAGTATAATTTGTGATAGGGTCTATCGAAGAACCATCCCCCCAATCAATTGTATATGTCGACAAATCCAAAAATTTTTGGAATTCACTTGATGTGTTGTAAATGTTATAAACATAAGGATTTGAAGTTGTTGATGAAAATATAAAATTAGCAACAACATCTTTCTGTAAAACTGCCCCATCAAATGGGCTATAATATCCAACATCTATTGCAGTTTGTCTAATTAATATTGGTATTGTTAATCCGGTTAATAATGAAGACCCGTTTGGTCCCGCACTAAGAACTTGTGTCATAGCAGAATAAACCCCGACAGTCTCTCCCGTATAAGTCGGTCCTACAGTTTGGCCACTAAGGTTTACTCTAAAGATATCTCCACGAATTGTTTCAGGTGATATTATTATATTATAAAAATCTTCCATTATTAAGGATTAACATATTCATACCATTTTATGGGTGTACTTGCCCCGGCTCGTTGATTAGTGTGCATATCAAAAACTTGGTAGGTTTGATTTTCATAATTTAACTGAACTCTATAATAAAAATATTTTGTGTTATCAAAAACAAATTTATTTCCGGTTAATGTGGATTGTGGTAGGTTCATCATTTTTGTAAAAAATCCTCGTCTGGCGTCATAAAATTTAGCGGTCATATAAAATGTTGATATATCCAAGAAATTCCTTTTCTTCAACCAATAAATAAAAAATCCTTCTTTATCTCCAACATAATCCAAAACAAACTTAGGTTTTTTAATATTGACGGGGGTTCTTTGCATAATTGCTGGCATTGTTAACCCCTGTTGTGTTGGAATAATAATCGTTATATAATTTGTTTGTCTTTTTTCATCAACATTGTCATACAAATCCAACTTAAAAAATGAATTTGTAAAGTTGTTGGTGTAGTAATAAATATCTTGTGGGGTAAATCCTTCAGACATATAATCACTTCTCCAATTCCCAGAAAAACTTAGAGAACCACCTGAATAAAAATAAAATTCATACTGAATGTCCGTAAGTTCAAACGGTGTATTTGAATTTGGGTCGGGGACTATGGTTGGAGCATGAGCAAATCTATCAACTTCAAAATCACCAAAACCTCCACTAACTTTTTTAATCATTTCTCCCTCATATTCATCAATACTTTGGTCGAGACCTAAATAATCCCAAGTTAATTCTATCGGTATTACTAACTCTTTATTAATAAATCCGTCGTTTAATAGTTGTATTTTATTCACATTCATCAATCAAAGGTTTTATTGGATAATTAACTCCATTTAGATTGGAGTTATAGTTTATTCCTTCAGGGATTAATCTAAATTGGACTTCTTTAAATGGATATTGAGCAAAATTCAAAAAAGGGTAGTCAACCCCTCTCCCTAAATTATCAATGAATCCATAAGTATATAAATCTCTCCATCTAAATTGTTGGTCAGTTTTAGAGTAATACGCATATCCCGGAATTCCCTCAACTACCGCAACGTCTCCTGTTTCAATATAATCAGAAAACACCCTTATTGTTATTGGTGTGTGTGGTTGATAATAAAAACCAGGTGCATTGGTTGTTGGAGTTTGTGTTGTTTGAAAAACATCCTGATTATACTTCAATTTATGATAATATGATGATATAATTCTCTCGGTTTGTTCATAATCATTCCATTCACAAAAATCCCCGTCAATTGTGTCTCCTGACATTAAATTTTGGTTATAATAAAATGTTTTTGTCGTCCCACTAGTTAAAGTATAACTTGAAGTTTGAATATTGGTATTTGAGTCAATTGTGCCGTTATCCCACCAATCATTACTCGTTTGAGTTAAATTAAATTTCCACCCTTCTTTTAATCCTGAAGTTGTACCGGGATTAGGTTTATTGAAATATCCGGTATACCCTTTATTTATTACCGTGAGAAATAATTCAGTTAAAGGTCTTTTTTGATTATCCAATACCCCGAATAAGTTAAAATCGTTTTTGAAGGTAATATTAAATGTATTGCTACTCGTTTTTTGAGAAACTCTTGTAATGTTGTTTGGTGTCAGGGAACTAAGTTCAAGTTTCCTCTCCTCATTAAATACATTCTTCTCAAAGGCGTTTTTAGTGATAATACACTCATCCACATTTGTAATTATTTTATGTTGTCTAACATAATATTTTGATTCAGTTTCCAAGGGATTATCAGGGTTAATTACCCTTTTGAATATACCTCTTCTCCTGTTTGTAAATGTCGCACCAGTGTATCCAACATCATAAATATTGAATATATATTCGCTACTTTCAAGTAAACCATTACCCAATGAATACACCTGAAATAAATCAATTCCATTATAATTAAACGGTGCTGATAAAAATTTTATTTTAACATATTCACCAATAGTCAATCCATGTGGTGCAACACATTTGAACGATATTAAACTATTTCCATTTTGACTTGTTTTGTTCACGATATACGGAATTCCTTCCGACGCAATCCAGTTACCACTACTATTTTCCAACTCATAATATAATTTCTTACCATAATTGTTTTGAAAAGGATAACTTAAATAATAAGTCCAATTATATGTATAAGCACTTTTTGATTGATACCTTATATGTTGGTCACTAATATCCGGTCGATACATATCAAACTCATAATATTGTGGATATCCAAACCATTTACCATTAACCGTAGATTGTTCGGAATTAACATAATATAAAGTATTCCTGAATGGAATATAATCTGTAGTACCAATATAAGTGTTCGCATAAATGTAATTCACCTTAAAAGTTGGCCTAAAAATTGTACACAATTGTCTCTCATCGTCATATATCTGAGCAAGACTTATACTTTGACTTCTATCGTATTCGGTAATTAGTTGACTCTGTTCTTCTAACGATAAAGAAATTTCTTGGTCAACAAATGGTGCCGACTTATATTGTAAACTACTAGGTATTATGGTATACTTATTCATCTACCGAATATTTTGTTTTAAATTTATCTAACGCACTTTCTCCCTGAATAATACCAAAATAAAAATGGTTAGGCGCTCCAACTAAAAATTTTGTATCCTCATTACCAAGAACATTTGAATACTTTCCATTAGCATCTACCCCAAATAAATAACCACGCTTATAAATGTCTCCAAGTCCTTGACTATTACTATCCATAAAGTAACTTGGGTTGGTCGGAGAGTCAGGATTTCTTCGACTTAATGACTGGTAATTTTGACTAAAAATACCTTCAATTGAATTTGTCGTTACCCAATTATTTTTTTCACTACCAAATATTGTATTCCCGTTATTTAACCCCCATTGATAAAACGGTACTCTTTGTGATTTAATCCCATATTGATATGTTATTGCATTTGCATTATTTGAGGGTCTAAAATTTATAATTCCCGGACTCAAATAATCTTTATTTTGTAAATCAAATGTTGTTGACGAAAAGAAAATCCCAATAGCAGGATTGTTAGGATACCCAACAACATTAACAGGTGATGGATTTTCATTTGTATTGTAAAATTGAGGTGAAAATGGTATGACCCCAAATTCAGAATTAATTGACATTGCCTGTGCTAAATCACCGTCAATTCTACGCGAATTTCCATCTCTAGTGAACAATTCATTTAAACTATTATTCAATCCCGAAATTATTTTTTTAAGAAAACCACTATTAGTAATTCGACTAATAACAAATAAATTAACTAAATCGGAAGTATCGGAATAACTTGATGGGTTTAAACTTTTCATTATATAACCTTTAGTTGATGGTTCAAAGATAATTTCTTGGTATATATCATCTTTCATCCCTAAGTTAACTATTGTGGTTGGAAATAATAAATTTCGGTTATTTACCGGTTGAAGTAATCCCGTTTTGGGTCTTCCAATAAATTGACCTGTTGTTTGTTGATAAGGTGAACTTCTATAATAGAAGTTATTAGTTTTATCATCAAAATAAACAAGTGGTTTTGCAAAAACCGAACTCGCCTGTCCAAATAAATTAAATTTAGTATCAACTTGAATTGGAAAAGTATATAATGACCCATTCACCCAGTTATTTGTGAATGATTGGGATAAAACTCCTCGACATAAACCATAAAAGAATCTAAATCTATATCCCCATTCCGAAAAAGTTTCGAAATCCTGAGTCAAATCAAGTAATGGTCTATTTACCATAACATAACAACCATTTTCAACCGTATCCACGTTTTGACAATTAGGTTCAACTATAAAATTAGTACCATCACCTTTATAACAATTAAGACCCACCATATTTTCACAAGTATTCATTGTTTCAATTAGTTGGGCTTCGGCAAATTGGCCCTCAATGTTTGCCGTTACTTGTTGGGCTCCTGTTGAGAACCCTGGTGAACCATAAAGTAAACCTCCTTCAAAAGAATATGCCGCAAAAGATAAATTTTGTTGTAACAACGAAACACTATTATTTAAATAAGTCAAATCGTTTGGTTTATATGGTTGAACATCAAAAGTATCAGATGATGGTAATCTATCTGTTCTCATAACTGTTTGACCATTATTAATAGTTAACTTAGCATTTGACCCCGTAGCATCTAAAAATTGTGGTAATAAAATAGGGCTAAAATACACATTTAACGGTGAAAAATTTTCAATAAAATATCTATTAAAATATGTAACAAATGGTCCTCGGTACATGTATGCCGCACCTGATAAATCCTCATCGGGTTCATATTTTGTTAAACTTGGTAATAAAGGTGTTGGATTTGCAAATATATTATCGGTAGATGAAAGTTGGACTGACACTCCATTAGTTGTCCCCCAAGAAAAATTAGATACCCCGTATCTGTAGTTATAGGAATAATTAAATCCTCCGTAATTTGTTTTAAAATTATATATACCATACCCATAAAAATCTGGACCACCAAATGATATTATTTTTTTTGATAGGTTTGTTGGTGGTGGAGTCGTATAACTAGCATCTAATGCCCCGTAATAACCGACATTACTTGTTGTATATGATGAGAAAATTAAACCGGGTAATGTTGCACTTGGGATACCGGGTGTATAAAAATAAGAAGATGTAAAAATTTGATTAGCAAGTTTATGGTCTTGAACCGATATTGGTGAATTTACCGGTAAGGGTTGGATGGGTATGTTCATTCTAGTCATACCAGTTATTATGACATCGTTTTCTTTTGGGTGTCCTAATATTTTACCAATACCATATTTATTTAGCATAAGTGGTGAGTATGGGTCAATACCTCTCTGTAAAATCAAAATTGTTTGACTTTCAAAATCACTAAAAAAATCACTGGTGTTGATTTTCCATATGTCCGGTGGATTACTCAAAGATTGCCACCCATCTCCATTTACTCCACCAAATTGTTGTAAAAGATATCCTTGATTTTGAGCCTCCAATTCTCTATAAAATCCATAATTTTCACTACCAAGACCCGGAACAGTATAAATCGTTTGACCATTTACCACCTTTTTATTTATCGTAATCGCAGTCAATACCTGATAATACTCAATATCTGATGGGTAATTATACCTTTGACAAGTCTCTCCACTTGATATTAATGCGAATTCTGCGGTACCGGCTAGTGACTCATAACTAATACCATTTTCATTGTATAGGTTGTATTGTGTATTTGCAGAAACAATTTGTTTTATTTTAACACCGGGACAGGTCCTATAAGTTAATGTTCCGTCAGTAATTGCGGATATTGTCAAATTTAAAAAACATTCAGAATTAACACCATTTACATCATATCGTACAATAGATGATGTTGTTTGAGTTACGGCATAACTAACGGGAGTATTAAATGGTTTACTTTTTATTATACCATTAATTCCATTTATTGTATACCCACTACTACTTCCCGACCACAAATAATTAGAATCGGTAGATAAATTTTTATTAACAAATGTAAGTAAAGTACCAGGTTCTATACTTGTGACAGAAAATACTGTTAACGTATTATCATAGTGAAATTTATTAATATTTGATGGATAGTTAAAAGTAACACTAATCCTATTCACACCTTGAGTTGGTCCTCCGGTCGTTGTCGTTGGTGTGTTATCAAAATATTTTTTTCTTGTATTATATATGTTAATTCTTTCTCCCGGTGGTAATGTAAGACCATATGAGCGAAGTTTTTCATCTCGTCCCGGCCTATTAAAATTATTTTTTGGGAACACCATTGCCGGTGACATTGTTGATTTATATATGTAAGGATATTTACCTCCTCCCGCAACACCCGCAATTCCTTGTGATACTATAACCGCACCTGTTTGAGCCTCTTGTTCTGGAAAACCTCTTGATATTGTATCTTGAGTTAACCCTTCAATAAATAACCCAGAATTTGATAATTGGGTTAATAATCCTTGTTGTGGTTGAGCTTCGTTTTGATTGCCTCCTGGAGCTGTTTCCTCCGGGTCACATTCGCATGCCTGACAATCAGGATAAGTTATCATCGGTAATTTAAGTCTACCGAATTTATAACTAACAATATCACTAAAATTTATAAGTATTAATGTCGCAACTAAACCATATAATATGAATAATGCAAGATGACCGGCAATTAACCCTAAAGTAGCACCAAATGCCGCACTTCCCGCGATTGCTCCAAACATCAAAGCCAAGTGTTGTACCGCCGTTTTATAGAATAACCCGGAAAGAAATAATAATAGAGGTACCGCAAAATTATTCCAAAGAAATGCTAAAAAATGATAAACTATCAATAAAGGAATACCTATAATTTGAAAAATCTGTAAAATAATTGCAAAAACGAAATACAATAAATCAAAATTCCTAAAACCTTCATTAACTGGAAATTTATTAATGGTACTTTCACAATCTTGACTATCAATTTCTTTAATTCCAATAAATTGTCCTCTACCTCCATTTTTAAATTGGTCAATTAATGCCGAAACAGTATAGACCTTATTAAATTGGAATTCGTAAAAAGTATCTTCACAATTAATGATTTCATTTAATCTAACAATATATTCCGAATTTGTGGTTGATGGTGATGTTTTACTAAATCCTTCAGTATACCCACTCCAAGCCAAACCAAAATAATATGAACTTCTTAATTTAGGACTATTTGACGGATTATCATTTGGGTCACTTGAAATACCTATCCAACCATATTCTTTAACATTAGGAACCAAATAATATGGTCTTCTAACTTGTTCACTCAAATTAGGTGATTGCTGCCATTTTATTTTAAATCGGTATTTCGCTTTAGTTGGTATACCAACCGTTGGGTCGTTAGATAAAACCTTTTCTCCAAATTCATTCGTAATGAAATAATCCAAATTCATTGGTAGTTCCGTTAACCATGTTCCATTACCATCAATAATATTTCCGGATTGTTCCAACTGATGTTGTTCCAACACAGGATTACCATCAATATCTTGGTATATGGTTTGTCTAATAGTTAATATTTGTCCCGGACCGGCAACCAGCGAACAAAGATTACCCATGTCATCTGCAGGTCTTGCGTTTGGTCTAACTCTATAACTATCGGATGTTGAATAAATTGACCCCATGAATACTGCGGTTGGTTGGATATCAATATTGGCGTCATCCCTTAAATCAAAATCAAGTCGATTTATCGCAATATCACACAATTCAGGGTCACCCCAAAGAGGTGATACTTCAACATCTTTAGTTAAATTAATGATTTGTGGTAATGAATTTAAGTCCGTAGAGGTTCTAAAACGATTTCCCGCAACTTGAGCATCAGTCGCCAAACCCATTCTTATTAAATCTTGTGGTGTTAGTGAGAATTCACCAATATCAGATAAGTCAACATCCATTACAAGACTATGATTACCTTGTGGTACTCCCATTATCATATAATCACCACTATCGTTAGTTTTTACACTGTATTTATAATATTTGTCATAAATTTCAACTGCAGTCTCACCAGTCAATGAATCTAATCTTGAGGGTAATGTTCCAGTTGCAGAATGACTTGAGTAAGATTTCTCATATGGTAGTAAGTTATATCGATACCCATCTTCATTTTTATCATTAGGTGATTTGTATGGGTAAATACTTGAAATAATAGGGTTTGATTCGTCTATCGAAGTGATTGGGATAAATACAGACACTCTTGCGTTTGGAAGACCAAAACCATTGTTTGCGGTAACTCTACCAACAATAACACCATATTGAGCACAACTTTTAGTATAAATGTCTTCTTGTTGTAATGTTAACGATAAAACCTCTAAAAATTCAAATTGTTGGTCTAGTTGAACATTAATTGACTTATTAATACCTAATTCTGTTTTTATTCTATATGATTGACCCATCAAACTACTTTATTTAATAAATACTTTATATGGAATTTTTAAAAGAAAAATCCACATGATAAAATTATAAGTTAAAGTAAACTAAAGTGAACTTGTTATGAAAAAGTTATTGATTGGAAATTTTTCACCGATATTCTAATATCTTTATTCGGATACCTAACTTGATAAACTTGAGATGGTTGAGCGAATATTGTATCGTCAACAGGACCAATTAATTTTGTTTCTTCATTCTCATATGCCATAGATGTTTCCGCCGAAGAGTATTGTCCACCAACCTCATTAAAAATATCTATACTCGCAACCGTCAATACCCCATTTGTATTTTGAATAATACTTCTAATTTCAGATAGGTAAACATTCTGACCTAATTGTCTTGTTTGTGGATTAAAATAAGCGGATACTTTGTCGACCACACTAGCAATTACTTGCCCTGAATTTTGAGCGGAATCTAAAACAATAGAAATATCCATACTTAAATCAATTACTTCCGCACTGAAAATAGAAATGTAATCATTCATCATTCTATAATTTGATAAATAATTCGCAATATTCTGTCTTAAAGTATTTGACACAATGTTAGTTAACTTACCTGAAGTGTCGTATGATAATATTTGAATTAAAATTTTATTATCGTTTTCTGTTATTGATACTTTAGCGGGTGCCCCAAATTGTGCCGGCATATTTCTAATTAATGATTCATAATCCTGTACCGTAACAGCTCTTTTTTGTGCTGCGAAGTTAAATGAAACATAATTTCTAATTTCTTCTAATGAAGGAATTCCTGCACCACCAACCGCCGCGGTTACATTAACACATCTCAATGAATTAACAACGGATGAGTTTGTAACTTCAGAAGGTCCATTAACAAAAAATGAAACAGTTCCAATTTGATTAATAACATTTGTTCCTAAGTTTGTCGCCAATCCCCCTCCAACTCTATATTGAATAAATAATGTTGAATTTGGTGTTAGAGCGGCACCTAATGATAGATTATTAGAATATCTTTGTAATTCTAATGTAGCACCTAAAGTCGTAAATTGATTTAATTGGTCTTGAGCAGTATTAGTTCCTCCACCAAATGTCATTTTTTTAAATCCTTCTGGTGTGTATTCCGTAATAAATTTATTTTGAGTTTGAATATATCTTCCAACTTTAATTCCGGGTTGGTCCGAAACTTTTGTTGGGTCTTCAACAAATACTCTATCTTCCGCCAACGCATCTACTTCATACCATCGATTGTCTAATCCTAAAAACTCTGCGGTTGTTGGTACATTAGTATAGTTCGTCCCATTTTTCAAAAGTACACTTGTAACCCCCAAAACATTTTTTTCAGGTAGAAATAATTCAAAGAATGGTCTAACATCATTCGCGTTAATAACTCTTTTGAATACTTTAGTTATTCCATTAACAACTACCTCTCTTTTGGTAATCGTGTAATTAACTAAAACATTATTAGCGTTGAAGTTTGGAATCTTTAAACGATTTGGGAATCCTTGAGCATTGTATGGTGATGCAAAATCAATATCATAAACATTCTCAAATACAATACCCGCACCAACAACTTGAGACCCTCGAGCCAATGTTCCAAGATATCTCTCATCCTCTTTATCCCCAAAAGCAGGAACTGTGATTGAGAAGTCTACCAATGAAACAGATGGTCTTTGTCCCGGTAATTTTAATCCGTAAGTTCTTGCGATGTTATAAATTGACGACCTTTGTTGAGCATATTGTAGAACCGTTTCTTGAATACTTCGGTCAATATTATAATGTAGATTATCTGCAACCGCAGCATTTAAATCCAAAAATACGGAAAATACAGAAGCGTCATTAAAATCCTGAATCAATTCAGGATAATAAGTTCTCGTATAATTTAAAAGGTCTGCCCTTATTGATTGATAATCTCTACTAGCGTATGATATTCTGTTGTTTGCCATATTATTTAAATATTAATAATCACAAAATCACTTTGACCAAAAGTAGAACCATTGGTTGAGTAATCTATCCTTATTTTTGCAGTATATTCTGAAGTTCCTTTTCCCGGAAATCGATATATTGACGATTCGCTTGTTCCCACAAAATTTTGACCTGTTGCAATATCAACTTCTTCTTGTGGGTCGGCTGGTGTTATACTTAAACTATTAACCAATAAATTTGGCATAAAGTTTTCAATAGCGTCTCTTATATCAGATTCAATAGCGTTAAATGTTAATCCATCAAATGGTTCAAAAAGAAATTCATATAATCTTGTACCAAATTCAGGTAGAAAATATCTCGAACCCTTTCTAGTTAACAATAGATGAATTAAATCAGCTTTAATTTCTTCTGATTGTAATTCTGTTAATTGTAAGTAGTTTCCTCTTAGAGAATCTCTAAACGGAAAATTAATACCATATGTAACACCATTAGCCATAACTATAAATATACTCTTCTGTTTTTTCTTATAAATAGATTAAAAAAGAAAATCCCAACATATGTTGGGATTTTTATTTTAAGAAGAACAACCGAAACATTCAAATGGACTATCTTCGGGTTTAACCGATGTATTAATAATATCCACTTTAGGTATTTCGACTTTATTTTTAACTTGTTGTATTTTTGAAACATCAACCGCCAAGTGTTTTGCTCCTGTTGAAATCGCTTTAGTTCTTACATAATAACATAAAGTTTTTAAACCTTTTTCCCATGAATGGAAATGTGATGATGTAATTTTTGATAATGTTGGATTAGCCATATAGATATTCATTGATTGTGATTGGTCAACGAATGGTGCTCTGTCTGCCGCCATATCAATCAATTCTCTTTGAGATATCTCCCAAATTGTTTTATACTTACTAATCAGGTGTTCAGCTCTTTTAACTTTCTTAAGATAATTTTTATCTTCCGGGTCAAGGTAGTTGTTAAAATTAATATTTTGGATAGACCCTTCATTCATAATGATTTCATTTTTCAAATCTTCACTCCAAATGCCCATCTTCTCAAAATCATTAATTAAGTATTTGTTTACGATTAATATTTCCCCTCCAACAACTCGTCTATTAAATAAGGCAGAGTGAGCTGGTTCGGTCATTTCAAATGAACCTGTAATCTTAGCTGAAGACGCTACAGGCATTTGAGCAGTGAACAAACTATTACAAACACCATATTTTTTAACATCTTCTTTTAGTAATGACCAATCCAAAAATAAATCAGTTTCACTTAATCCCCACATATCGAATTGAAGAATACCTTTAGACATCGGAGAACCTTCAAAAAACTTATAAGGAGTTCTAACTCCTGACTTACATAATTCCATACTTTCAGTAACCGCTGCGAAATAAATTGCTTCAAAAATGTTTTTATTTAAAGTTTTCGCCTCTTCTGAAGTGAAAATATAATCCATCAAGTAGAATACATCCGCCAATCCTTGTGTTCCAATCGCAATTGCTCTTTGTTCAAGACCACCTTTTAACCCTTTTTCTGTTGAGTAGTTATTCTTATCAACCACATTATTCAATGCTCTAACAACTTTCCTTACTTCACTGATTAACAAGTTATAATCGAATTTACCATCCTTAATGAAATTCTTTAATACCATTGATGATAGGGTACAAATTGCAGTAGTTTCCTCGTCCGTATATTGGTAAATCTCATTACAAAGATTAGATTGTTTGATTACTCCAATGTTTTGGTGATTTGTCTTTCTATTAGCGTTGTCTTTTGAACATAGATATGGAACTCCTGTTTCAATTTGAGACTCTACAATTTTTGTCCAAATCTCTTGAGCCTTGATTTTTTTTCCAAGCCCCATTTCAACAGCTTTATCATAATTTGATTCATATTCATCCCCATAACATTCTTGTAGTGGTTTAATTCCCGCCTTAATAATTTCATTAGGACAAAATAGATACCAATCTCCACCTTCTCTAACTGCTCTCATAAAATTATCCGGTATCCATAATGCCGTGAACAAGTCTCTTGCTCTCAACTCCTCAGCACCTGTATTCTTTTTAATTTCAAGTAAGTCAATAATATCTTTATGCCATGGTTCAAGGTAAATCGCCGCACTACCAGGTCTTCTTCCTTGTTGGTTAAAAAATCTCAATGACTCATTAACAATCTTAAGGTATTTCAATAATCCACCGGCAAATCCACCAGATGAATTAATTCTACTTTCTTTACTTCTAATATTAGACATTGATAATCCAATACCCGCAGCATCCGAAGAATAAGTTGAGATATCATTCAAAGTTTGTAATAAACCATTACGAGAATCTGAATTGTTGTAATGTAATACACAAGAAGCCAATTGAGGAACTTTAGTCCCCGAATTAATCATAATTGGAGTTGCTGGTGATATTAATTGGTTCGATAATGAATTGTAATAATCCATCGCTTCTTCAAATGAATTTGTAACCCATATCGCAACCCTCATATACATATGTTGAGGTCTTTCAATCACTTTACCTTGTGGTGTTTTTAACAAATACATTTCCTGTAATGACCTCCAAGCAAAATAGTCGAAATTATAATCATTATCATGATTAATAACTTCATCAATTTTTTCCGGTCCGTAGTTATTGATAGTCTCAATAAACTTGTCATTAACCACTCCCGTTTCATAGAGTTCCATCATTGTCTCTGAAAAACTATCTTTAGTTTCCTTATGATACGCTGAAATAGCAACTGATGATGCTAGTCTTGAGTAGTCGTGGTGACTACCCGTATATGCCGCAGCGATTTCATAAACAAGTTTATCCAATTCTTTAGTTGTAATCAAACCTTCAGTTGGAACTGAAGTTATTACTTTTATAAAAATCTCGTCAGAATTAACATTTAATCCTTTCGCCGCTCTTTTAATTCTATTGTAAATTTTTTGAGGATTAAAGGGAGCATCCTCACCACCTCTTTTTTTAATTCTTAATGACATCATAATTTATATGGTTTAGAAATCTTCTGTAAATGTTATTGTTTCGTTCAATTTTGCTTTTTGGTATTCCATCGTTCTTGACTCGAAGAAATTACCTTTGGTCTCAACCGCAATTTGTTCCATGAACTTAAATGGTTGTTCAACATTAAACTCTTTTTTACATCCAAGTTTAACCAAAAGTCCGTCAACAACAAACTCAAGATATTGTTTCATCAAATTTGAATTCATACCAATGAGTGATACAGGTAAAGATTCTGTAATAAATTCTTTCTCGATTTCCAAAGCAGATAATAAGATTTCTTTAATTCTTTTTTCACTTGGTTTATCCTCTATGTGATTATTTAACAAGTGAATTGCAAAATCACAATGTAAGTTCTCGTCTTTAAAGATTAATGAATTAGCGTTACATAATCCTTGCATGATTCCTCTTGATTTCAACCAGAAGATTGAACAGAATGAACCTGAGAAGAAGATACCTTCAACCGCGGCGAACGCAACCAATCTTTCTTGGAAAGATGCATTCTTAATCCAATCGAGAGCCCATGATGCTTTCTTCTGAACCGCCGGTAATCTATCAATCGCATGGAAACACTCATCTTTTTCTTTAGGATTTGAAACATATGTATCAATCAAAAGTGAATACATTAACGAATGAATATTCTCCATCATAAGTTGGAACCCATAAAAGAATTTCGCTTCAGGATATTGAACTTCCTTTAAAAAGTTTTCCGCCAAATTCTCATTGACGATTCCATCTGATGCCGCAAAAAATGATAAAACATTCTTAACGAAGTATTTCTCATTATCCGATAAATTTTCCCAATCACGGATATCATTTGTTAAATCAACTTCTTCTGCCGTCCAGAAAGCTGCTTGGTGTTGCTTATAATACTCCCAAATATCATCATGTTCTATTGGGAAGATAACAAATCGGTTGGGATTTTCTTTTAATATTTTTTCCATTTTTTATAATTTAATTATTTTGTTGTTCTCTTAATTTTCTTTTTTCCAAAAGTTCTTTAACTCTATCACGCTTTCTTTCTTCTTGTTGTTCTTCAAATCCCAAGAATGTTACAGAACTTTCAGTATCTATTTCAAGTAATTCGTTATTGAATTTACAATTTTCAAAAACGACACCATCTTTACCAAGACGTGACTTGGTGATTGCAATTGTTGCCAAATTCATTTCTTTTTGTTGCAATGTTTTGGCAACAGATATAATAACATGCCCAACTTGTGCTTTTTTGATTGACCCACCCATTTGGTCTGTCGTTACAACCTCAGATGAGATTGAAGACCTATTCCCTTGTGTTGCAGTCCAACCAACCAAATTAAGTTCATGACACATTGCTTCAAAACCTCTCATAACCGAACCCTCAGCTTTCCACTCATCTTTACTACTACTTTCAGGAACCACACAATCAATATAGTCTAATAAAACCAAATCAATTTTTGTTCCGTCGGCAATCATTTTTCTAAGTTGATTCTTAATCTGATTCATAGTGACAGAATCTGATGGTAATTTTTTCAAGATTAACTCATTTTTCATAGTTTCTTTAATCTCGGTAATTTTACCCATAACCTCTTCTTTATTTTGAACCAAGTTATCCGGTTCAATACCAGTCCAAAGGGTAAAATGTTTTCTTTGAACGATTTTAGGGTTATCCTCAAAAAATATTTGGATAACATTATAACCAAGATTAAATGCGGTGTTTGCAAT